AAGCTGGCTGCACTGGACACCCCTAGGGGTCCCCCTTCTCTCTTGACGTGCGTCAAGCTGCGAAGGCCCACACGTCAAGCCAGTCGTACTCTTCGAGCACACCGGGCGTAGCCGCTTCCAATGGCCAGGCCATCGGAGGGGCTTCCCCTCTCGCCCACCACCCATATTATATATACACACCACCCTCAAACCCGAGAGCATTTTTTTGGCGTCTTCTGTCCACAAATGTTAGCATTCACAAAACCACACATGGAAGATGTATGCGTTGTGCAGTTGGCAGGTGTTTAGGTTCATTGGCGGTGCCTGGTAAGGCTTTAGAGCGCACGGTAGATCCTCTTTTGCACATTCTATTGCACGAGCCGTGTGAGATTCGCACGATTCCACTGCCGCGTGGTCGCCGCGCTTCGCTGGTAACTTTAGTAGAGAAGTATAAGGGCAATTGGCTGTGGCACTATTCCGGGCCCAGGTTTTCTATAAACCAAGAGATTGTGTCTTGGGTGGAGTCAACGACGCATGTTCGAGACTGGCTCAAGTCGGAGCGTAGTTTTAGGGCTCCTTCTGATTGGCCGGAGATTGTAGAGAGTCATTTTGGCGTAAACGTCCCTACTCCTTGGGAGCTTGCGAACGTGTTTCCTCACACGCTTCCTTCTCGCACGCCTGCCGACACATGGTATGGGCATGACATGAGTACTTTGATTGCGTATGCCTGTGGTTTGACGGTGTATGAGATATCTAAGATTGTAGATATTAGTGAGCAGTCGGTTCTGCACCATATGGTTTCTGGTGTAGAGAAGATAAAAAAGATTCCACAGTACGTGCTTTGGTCTATGAACTTAGACTGGTCAAACTTGATGCCGATCACAATGCGCGACGTATCTGTGAAGCGAAGGGTTAAATTCTTCAAGCAGTTGTCAGACAATCCGATGGGTGTTTTAAGTAGAGACATTTCAAAGGCTTTTGAGTCTCCTACGTTTCGATTTAGTGTAGAATCCAGCCTGTGCCCAAAGAGGGATGGACGGCGGCCCGTTCATAAGTATGTTATCATTGGTGAGCCGAGGTGATTGATGGGACGTAGAAAGTTTGATCCTGATGCATATGTGGAGTGGTTGACGCGAGTTCCTGAAGAGAGCAGGCTTCAATTGGCTGAGATGTTTTCAGAGTATGAGATTAACGACTACGATGGTTTGGTTCGGTTTTCTCAGCAGGTGATGATACAGGTTTTGGCGGGCAACATTCCTCCTGTTGCTGCGGAGGCTGCTTCTCATTGGGCTGAAATAATGCTCACTTCGCTGGCAGCGAAGAAGTCTGACACCTTGTCTACCTCTGGTGAGTACACGGATTTGGTGACGATGTTGACCTCTATCGAGGATGATGCAGTAGAGGCTTCGTATACTACGGTGGAGGCTGGATATGACGAAGCGGTCAACGCCTAAGTCGAGGCCTACTCCCAGTTCTTTATTGAGGGCTTATGGTCAGATTCAAGACCAGTCTACTGGTGCGGCGATTCCTTTTGACCCTTATAAGATTACGAACAAGCTGCAGTCTACATTGTTGTCATATTATTCAGACCCTCCCAAGACCGCGGATGGTCAGACAAAGTGGTTGGTTCTTTTGGGGTATCGTCAGGCCGGTAAGTCTTTGACGGCGGAGCTCGCTGCGTATGCGAAGACTGCGTATACTCCTGGGATGGACCATGTGTGTATTGCGGACACTAGAGAGCGAGCGGAGTATTTGCATCGTCGCGTTCACTTTACGCATGCGCGCTGGCCCGAACAATTGAGGACACCGACTTCAGCGACGAGAGAGGTCCGGCAGTTGTCGTTCGACCCGTCTCGTGGTGGTAAGATGCGTGTTCTATCAGGTGAATCTGGAAGTGTTGGCATTGGTCAATCTCCGGATTCTTTTCACGGCTCTGAGCTTCCGTTCTGGTCGGATCCGGAAGGGCAGTTTTCGTTGATTTATCCTTCGATGATCAACCGAAACCACTCCCTAATGGTGCTTGAATCGACTCCATTAAATGCTGGTGATTGGTGGAATGACCAGTGTGATGATGCGAAGCGCGGTTCTGGTAGGTGGGTGTATGCTTTCTTTCCTTTCTGGGACGGCAAGCTCAACCGTAGAGCTTGGAACAAGGACGATCGCCTTACTATTGAAGAGTTAAGGCTGATGGACAAGTACCAAGAGCGCGGTTTAACTCGTGAGAATTTAGCGTTTCGTCGTTTTGTAATGAATACGGATGCGCAAATACGTAGAGAGCCTTCTTTATTCAGGGTATTTTATCCCTTCGACGATATCTCCTGTTGGATCTCAAATAATCGTGCAATCTTTGGAGAGCACTTGCTAAAAAAGCATAGAGACCGGAAGATGGAGAAGTGGTCTCCGTCCTACATGGAGTACGAGGCACCAGAAGAGGGGGCGATATATGTCATCGGAGTGGACCCGGCAGGGCACGCAGCAAGAGACCATGCGTCTTTCCAAGTACTTAAAGTATATGAAGGGGAATGGACGCAAGTTGCTTGCTATGCAGACCACACCGAGCCCATCCTCTTCACCAAAAAGCTGCTCCAAGTTGCCGAGAAGTACAACCGAGCAAAAGTTGTCATTGAGTCGAACGGGGTTGGGGCCGCAACCATCGCATTATCTAAACAGGCAGGATACACAAACCTGTACTATGAAAAGCCTTACAAAGCAGGGCTCACAAGTACGTCGAAAAAGTTAGAGGAGATGATTGGCTGGCTTCAGGATGCTTTGACTTCAGAGCTAATCATTAACGATGAGGATACGTTTTCCCAGCTTTCTACGTATCGTCACGACAAGCGTACAGAGACTTCAGTGGTTTCAGAGATGTTGAAAGGAGGCGTGGGTTCAAGACGTCGTCAGCGCCACCACTGGGATAAAATATCTGCTCTCCAGTTGGCTGTTGTTGCTGCCCGGAGATGTCCGCAACGGGTGAAGTCTTTAGAAAAAAGGTCTGAGGAGAACGTTGTTTTATTCAAAGACTTGACTTGGGAGCAGTTACAGTCGTATAGAAAGGCTGGGGATGCGTCGAGTAATCGGTCTAGAAAGAGAAGCGTATATCGCTCCGTCCGAAGGAGAAAGTAATGCAAGATCCTACAGACCCTCAGCGCATTGCTGAAATGAGGAGTAAGGTCCTCAGTCAGATTATGTCCAACCTTCGTTCTCGCGAAAAGGCAGCGCAACAGGCGATGTCTCGTGAGGAAGAGGAAGAATTGACCGATCGTCTTGATGAAGACGAAGAACAGGAGATGGTGTAATGGCTCAGTATGGAGACTTGATGGCCGATGCCCGTGACGGCATTGTGAAAAAACTAATGGCTAAAGGAGCGACTCCTGAGGCTGCCCCAAAAATGGAGATGTCAGAGTCCGAGGAGATGGTCGAAGGGGCCATGCCTGACGGCGGCATGCAGGAGGCAATGATGCAGTCTGAAGAAGTCATGGAAGAACCAGGGGTTTTGTCCGATGTTAGTTCAATGCTGACAGAGGCTATGATGAAGGCAGAGCAGATGAACGACAAAGATGCGTTCGCGAAAATCTCAGCTATGAAGAAAATGATGATGGGCAAATAATTGGATAAATTGAAAAGCAAGCGCGAAGAGATCTCCAAGAACTACTTTTTGAAAGACGCGAATAAGCGGATGGAGAAAAAGGGTACTGTCGGAGAGTTTACCTCTAAGGCAAAGAAGGCCGGTTACACCAAAGATGACGGGTCTGGGTGTGCTCGGTCTTATGCAAAGCACGTCCTTGCAAACAAAGGCGAATTCGACGAAGAGACCATCAAGCAAGCCCAGTTCGCAAAGAACATGGGTAAAATCGCAAAAGACAGAAAAAAGGAAAAGTAAATGGCGCTTACCCACAAACAGCTCCAAGGAATACTAAAAACGCACCAAGCAAGAGCGTCTGGCGAGCGTCAGATGTGGGACTCATGGCGCAGATGGTATTTGGGCGAATATTGGTCGAAGGATTATTCGGCGCCTACCGGTGCATTCACAGCCGAGACCGGCATTGATGATGACGAAGTAAACTTTGAGACCAACTATCCGTATGCTTATATTGATACGATGGTTGCGAACGTATGTCCGACTAATCCCAAAATTACAGTCAGTGCCAGAAGAAAGAAGAATACGGAGTCTGCCCGTGCCAGGGAAGCTCTTATTAATGATGTCTTCTATCGGCAGAAGCTTCACTCTGACTTATGGAAGTTATCTATCGGGACATCTATTTGCGGCCGGGGCTTTATGAAGTCCGTATGGAACTTCAAAAGAGAGACTGTTGAGTATATGGTGGTAGACCCTCGATATGTATTTTTCGATATGTCGGCGACCAGATGGGAAGACATCCGGTATCTTGTTGAGGTGACGGTCCTTACCAAGGGCGAGTTTGAGAAAAGAGTCAAAAAGCCGGGTAAGCGTGGAGGATATTACTCAAAGAGTGTGATGGATCGCATTAACTTTGGGGGATATCCAAGCTGGCTAAAAGACGTCACCGGAAACAGGAGCATGGTCAACAATGCGTCTAGAGACGTATATAGTTGGGCTACCGTTTACGAGTTCTACGACTTTGAAAACGGCAAATACTACCATCTTTTAGAGGGCGCTGAAGACCCCTTATTTGTTGGTGACCTTCCTTATTCCTACGTAAATAATCCGTTTGTCATGCTTCAGTTTAATGAGAATATGAAGGACTTGGCTGGACTTTCTGACATCGCTTTAATATCAAGCCTGCAGCAGCGCCTTAATGAGCTAGATACTTTGGAGTTGTGGCATGCTCAAACGTCGATTCCTGTTACACTTATTCAGAGCAGTTTGGTTGATAATCCTGAATTTATTCAGAGCGCTATTAGGGACGCTACGCAACCGGGCTCTGTAGTTAATGTCCAAGGTAAGGCTGATGTGCCGCTGCGAGATCTGTTCGGATCGACCCCGCAGCCCGGCCTGACGCCAAGCTTTGACAAGATGCGCGCCCGCGCTCAGCAAGTGATTGAATTCGTTCTCGGGGTGCCACAGTATTCTCGCGGCGTTGTGGGCGTCACAGACGTGGCTACCGAGGTTGCCCTTGCGGATTCTGCAACACGAACTAGGAACGGGCGACGCATCAAAGCTATTAATGACGTAATCTCTCAATTGGCTAAAAATACTATAGCCCTGTTTGAGGAGTTTTTAGACCCAGAGAGCGATCTGCCAATACGCCTTTCTGATTCTAACGACAGAATTGTAATCAGCCGAGACTCGATGGGTGAAATAGAGGCCGGTGGTTACGACTATGATTACGAAGCAATTGCATTCTCCCCTGCGGAGAACAACAAACTTGCACAGCTTAGGAGCATCCAGTCGTTCCTTCCTGTTCTTCTCCAGTCAGAGTCGGTGGATAAAAATAGACTTACCACAAAGCTTCTTGACCTATTGAACATGAGGGAAATCTTGGTAGACCCAGAAAAGCAGGCTGTGTCGGGGATGCCTCCGGGTGGTGCTCCCGGAGCATCTTCTTTGTTGAATCAGCCTCCAGAGGAGACGGTCGCTACCGGCGGCATGCCTCCTGGACTGGAGCCGCCTCCCGCGCCTTTTGAATCTGGAGGGGCAGGGAACCCTCTGCCCAACGAGCTTCGTGGGAACTTGGAGATATAATGCCATTGTATGATTTAAGGTGCAGCGGTGAATGTGGTGTTGTTGAGGCGGTAATCCCGCTGAGTCAGATAGACAATCCCACCTTTTGCCCCGAATGCACCATGCCTGCGGCTAGGATTGTTTCACCTGTAACTACAGTCGGTGCTGTTTTTGACAAAAAAATCGAGTTTGGCCAGTTGGGTAAAAAGTTCTCAACAAACTCTGAGTTTCGGAAGTACAAAAAAGATCACCCTGAAGCCAGGTTTGTAGATAAAAACTCTACAGAGTGGAGGAGTCATTACGATCAGGTACGGAACCATTGCGACAAAAAGTCAAAAAAGCAGGGGTTTCGCGACCATGAGGACCGCATTAGTAAGCTAAGTAAAAGAAAGCGGGAAATGCAAGAACGAACAAATTGACTTTATGTCTGTTATATTGTATTTGATTTTTGGAGATTGCAATGCGTTACGAATCTGAAATGGAAGAAGAGTCAGAGATGGAAGAGGGTTCTGAGGACTCTGAGAAGGAAGAGAAGGACTATTCTCGCGAAGATATGATCAATTATATGATCAATGACTGCGAGAGCGCAGAAGAATGCGAAGAAATGTTAGAGAAATATGGATTCGATCTGGTGAAGAAAGAAGAGGAAAAAGGGCCCTCGACTAACTTTAAAGATATCGAAAAGGAAATGGGGATGGGGAAGGGCTCGATGCCTCAGCTGTCCGTCATAAGAATATCGTCAGCTAGAAAGGCCCTTGGAAAGGGTAGGAAGAAATGAGCGTAGACGAGACCCAGGCATCTGAAGGGGCTGCAGCCGAAGCGACTGTTGAATCTTCTTCTTCTTCTGCCATTGATTCCACAAGTTCCTCCGAATCGGAGGCAGCCTCTTCTCCTGAGGAGGTTGTTAGTGAAGCGGCACCTGCTGAAGATACAGCAGACGATACGCCGGAGCTTCCTGAGTTCGACTTCAGTGCTTGGGAGGGGGGTGTAGACGACC